CTATTTGTTTTTACTGCTCTTTTTGCCTTTGGTGGTTACTTCTTTGAGTAATTCAACACCGTATTTTATTATAGCTAGCTCCGGATCAAAAAGATTTCTAAAGCCACTTGATAATTGCTCCGCCCTTGGCTTGAGAGCCTTTTGCAGCATCTCAATTTTTCTGTTTTTTTCCGGATGCCCATAGGGGTAAGACCACCACGGGCGCAAGACGTCAAGTATACCGCCGGAGGGGCCGCCAGCGTCTGTGACCGTGTTTTGGGCGGCCGCAACCAGCGTACCTTTGGCAAAAGCCTCTGACGCACGCCAGCCGTCTGTTCCGGCAAAGAAATCCAGCACCTCTGCCTCCACCCATTACGCAGCCTCCTTACGAACAGAAAATGCGTAATATGGCAGTTCAATGAGTTCCGGCCCGTTATTTCGATAGGGTTTAAAAATATCATCCGGCATCCGGCTGTAGTTGACGATGGTTTGCGGCCGGAGCGTTTCAATCATAACGGCCAGGCCCTGTTTGAAATAGTCTCTGTCCTGCTTGCTGCGCAGCACTCCACTGGTGCTGACTGCCACGGTTCCGCCTTGAAGCAAAGAGGTTTTGTTTTTTGCAGTAAAAATTCTGAGCAATCTCCGTTTGGGAGTCCTGTTTCAGGCCGGGAGACTTTCTGCAACAGACTGAAACAAAATAAAAGTTTTTGGGGGTGGGGGTGTGGGGGAGGAGACCCTTTTTCAAAAGGGTCCCTCTCCCACAAAGCATTTCAACTCTCATTCCTTCTAAAAAATTCCTCCCCCACAACGCATCTCAAACACTCACTTGTGTGCACTCTCCCCACAATACTTCAGGGCAGCAGCGGCCCGCGCGTGCCGAGGGTGTAGAAATTCCGGCCCATGCGGTTGGCCCCATTGAGCAGGGTGGTGGTCAGGCCGAGATAGTCTGTCTGGGCGTGATTGTTGAGATTCTCTGCATTCAGCATGGCTCCCGCGGACTGGTTGCGCAGGTTCCAGGCGCGCAGTTGCTGGCCGTAGGCCGCGTCCGCGCCCTGCTGCTCCTGCGACAGGGCGCCAAGTTCGCCTTTTTCCGCCGTATCCATGATCTGGTCCAGTTGGCTTCCGGCGTCTGCCTGCGCGCCCGAGGCAGAAGCCTGCGCCCGCTGGCTGCCGATGATGCGGGCAGCCTCCTGCCGTTTTTTGACCGCAGATTCATACCCGGCCTGTTTTTCGCGCCGGGCGGCCTCATCGGCCAGTTCGGCACTTTGCCCGGCCTGACGCGCGTTGCGTTCTGCCAGTTTGGACTGGTATTCGGCCTGCTGTCGGCGGCTTTCTGCCTGCTGGATGGAACTGACCGTACCCACTGCGGCCCCGGCCAGGGCCATGGCCGCGGTAATGGCGGCGGCTGTGCCGCTTGCTATGGCCATCAGCGTATCTCCTTGTGCCAGACGGTTTCGGTATGGTGCGCGCCCAGGCGCCGGTACAGGGCATCACAGGGGCGCGAGGCGGGCGAGCTGTACTGCACAAGGCCCGCGCCGCGTTGCCTGAGCGCTGTTTCGGCATGGCGCAGCAGGCGCAGGACCGTGAAGCCGCCACGTGCCTGCGGGGCCAGATACAGGCCGTCCAGTGCGGCCAGAAGCGTTTGCGGACGGTGCGGACAGGGAACAAGGGTAAAGGCCGCATAGCCAGCCAGAGTACCGTTTGGTGTGCGCGCGGCGCTGACGTGCAGCATGTTCAGTGTTTCCAGATGTCGGTAGCGCTCTGTGTCAAGCCGATAGTCGGCCTGGCCGTGCAGGGGGGCTTCCACCTCGTTCCAGTGCGCGGCGGTGAGGGGCCGGGCCTCGGATTCCAGTTCTGTAAAGGATTCGGTGGCAAATGCCAGCATGGTGTTCTCCTTTGTGACTCAAGCAAGACGCCGCAAACTGCCTGGACACTGTCCAGAGCATTGCCACGTTGAAACAGTGTTCTGCCTGTAAAACGCTGCTTTCTGGCCCCCGCCTCAGATCGGAAGAACTCCTGTGACAGGTTGAAACAAGAGTAAAGATTTTAGGGGGTGGGGGGGTGGGGGAGGTGACCCTTTTGCAAAAGTGTCCCTCCCCCACAAAGCATTTCAGAATTACTCTATTTCAGGAAAAGTTTACCTCCAGCACCAGAGACAGCAGCCTGAAGGGCAGGGGCCTGTCCTGCACCAGCCACAAACTGCCGGAAGTCTCCCACGAGCCGCCGGGCGCAAACGACACTTCGCCGGAATAGGGAAGAACAGCCTGGCCCCAGTGATCCGGCAAAAAGGGCAGATCATACAGTTCATGCCTGTCCGGGCCGTACTTGCCGCCCACGCTCCGGTACAGGCGCGCCGTGCACATGCCGTAGGCGCGCTGGCGGCCAAGGCTTGTGCCGTACTGGCTGTCGTGCTCCACAGGCAGGCATGAAAGAGCCGAGGCGTAAGGCAGGCCCGCCTGTACCACGCTTGCCGCATAGGGCAGCCTTATGCGGCCCTGATGCACCACGCAGCCTTCCACAGGGCTGCCGTCTGCCAGCACGGCCAGCTCGCAGCCTTCAAGATGATCCAGACCCTCCAGGGTCAGGGCGGGGGCGGGAAGCCGGAACGTCAGGCCGCAGTCCGCAAAGTACGCTTCTTCCACAGGTTCGTGGTCTTGCCACTGATCCGCCAGACGCTCCAGAAAGATGCGCGGCTGCCCGTCAATGCGGCGTTCCGTCACCAGCATGAGGGTGTCGCCTTTTTCGCCGGAAATGGCCGCTGCCGAAAGTACCCTGCCTTGCGTGATCTGACGCGACCAGCCCCAGATATCGTGCTCTTTCATATAGGTGAAGGCCAGCAGCAGGCCGTCGTCACGTACGCACCAGATGGTAGATCCCGGCGTCTGCTGGTAGGCCCACTGAAGGATGGTATGCCCCTCAAAAAGGTGCGGGGCCATGATGGAAAGGTCGTTGCCCGCGTAACCGTCCTTTTCCAGTGAGTAGAAAAGGTCGCGCACGCGGGAGCCGTGACGCTGCACATGCAGGATGGAGTTGCCGATAATGATGGGCGCAAGGCCCGCGCTGCCCCAGTAGCTCTGGGCCGTGATGCTGATATTGCCTGCGGTTATGGACGCGCCATCGCCGCCTGAGGCCTTGTATTCACTGCCCGACGTGCCGATGAGCAGGTCGCCGAAGCTGGCTGCCCAGGTGACGGCATCGATGGAGCCGGAGGCAATGAGGTATTCCACAGGGTCGTCATCCTGCAATGGTCTTGATTTACGGAAGTTTTCAAAATCTCCCACGCGCGACATGTAAAATGCCTGTGGATTTTTGGGAGTGGCGGCCAGAACCATACGCTGCTGATGAAAGGCCACAATGCCGGGATAGTTGCCATCGGCGAACGGGTCCCAGTCTTCCTTGGGCGTATCCGCTGTATCGGCCTGATAGTTCTGGTCATTGAAGTTCAGGCCGCCGGATACGCCGATAAAGCCGAAGTAGCCTGCTTCTTCCCTGTAGATATTGTATTCCACGGCTCCTTCCACTGCGGCCCAGCTTATGGCTGCGCTGTTGCCCTGCACCCAGTCGGACGGGTGGCGGCCATTGGCGCACTGCCCGGCGGGTGAAGGAAGAGACTCACGCCCGGCGGCATCCACGGCAGCAACCTTGTAGCGCAGGGTATAGCTGCCCGCGCTGCCGGAAAATGTCACCGAAGGTAACTCGGGCGCAGCAAGGGATGCGTTGAGCGCCACTTTTTCAAGGCTCCAGGCATAGGCCGCCTCTTCAAATTGCGTCCGGTTTTCCGGCGCATCGCGCCGTACCACCTTGTGCAGAGGGTGGTTGCTGTGAGCCAGGTACACGGTATCGCCCACCTGGGCGTAGGAAATGTCCTGTAATTCACCGGGGGCATATGGCGTTTCAATCACAGGAATATTTTCAAGACCCTGTTCGCCCGCGATGTGCAGGCAGTGACTGCCGAAAACAAGCACAAAATTCTGACTGGTCAGGGCATTGAAACTGAAAGGGATGAGAACGGAATGTCCGTCCAGATTCGCCACAAAACGTGTGCCGGGGCGCCGGGCCGTGTCACCGTGCAGGCCGGGCAGCATGTTTTCCATGCAGGACAGGCAGTTGCGGTAACGGGCCAGATCATAGCGCGCAGACAGGGTGGGCGCTATTTCGCCGCCGGTAAAGTTGTTGCAGGCAATGCGTATGGGCATGATCATACCTCCGGCATATGCGGCCACGGCGTCAGTTCGCCGCCACCGTCAAAAGGCGCGCCTTCCTGCGCGGGCAGATCACGTAAAAACTGACGGTAGGCTTTGATAGTCACAAGCTCTTCCGGGCTGATGGGGTAGTCCGCCAGCAGGTATTTGTCAGTGGCGACAAGGCGGGCGTCGCGCTCTGTGCGCAAGCGGGCTGCCCTGGCCGCCGTACTGTTGTATTCTGCAAGGCGGGCGGCTTCGGCTGCGGCTTCTTCAGCAGCGCGGGCGCGTTCCCATTCTTCGGCAGAAACATGGCCTTCAGGCTGCTCATCCCATATCTCGGCGTTGCCTGCAGGGGAATAAAATGTGGGCATATTAACCTCCAAGGTTCAGGGTTACGATGACGACGCCTTGCGTGCCGGATACGCCGCCTGATGGAGAAGTGCGTCTGCCGCTGGAATAGCCGCCGCCGGGACCGCCATTTCCTCCGTGGCCGTACTGACCGTGCGTGGAGCGGCCGCCTGCACCTCCGGATCCGCCAGTTATGGAGGGGGTTTCATTGTTGTCCCAACTGCCCCTGCCACCGGAACCGGCTCCGCTTCCGTATGATGTTCCGCCCCCTCCGCCATTTGGGATTCCACTGCCTCGGGAACCACTGCCCCCGTTGCCGCCACGTCCTCCTCCCCGGGCAACCGCATGCGAGCCAAACGAGGAATTTCCACCAGGGCCACCAACTATCACAGGCACACTTTCGCCCTTTGCCAGGGTGACATCCCTGACCAGCGTTTCTCCTGCGCCTCCACCTCCGCCACCGCCGCCGGAATAGGCTGTATAGGACCAATATGCATCATTCACATATTCAGACCAGTCATACGCTGTCCCGCCGCTGCCACCGCTTCCTCCGCCGCCCACAACAGTCACACGGTACGTGGCGGCCTCGGGGGCAACAAAGTCCCGTGAAGAGGTGATGGTTGTCGTGCCCTTCAGCCCCAGCAGCTTGTCATACATGGCTTTGGCCCCCGCTGGGGAAAGGCCGATGCCCTCACTGGCAGAGGCTGTTTCTTCAAAGTCATCCGTCAGCCTGACATGCCCGAAAAACTGGAAGTTACCCCGACCGTACTTCTCACCGTCTTCCGAGGCATGCCCCCCAAGGGAGACGGTTCCCGGATTTGGCTGTGCCTGCGCATCCTCGCCGGAAGAAGCCCCGGCTATTTCCAGACCTTCGCCGATGATCACCGTTCCGGCAGAGGCGGTTGTGGCAAGACTGATTTTCGGCGGGGGTGGTACGGAGATGGTTCCATCGTCCTCCACGGCAATGCCTTCACCAATCTTGACCATGCCGAATTTTTCCTGCGTTGCCGGCCCGATATTGGCAAGGTTTTGCGCCCGGTCGGCTTCTGTTTTGGCGCGGTCGGCCTGACTGAAGGCACGGGCAGCGTTTTCTGCGGCAGCGGCGGCGCTCTGCCCGGCGGTGTTCATAGCTGCCTGGGCGGCATTGCGGGCAGCCTGGCTGTGGTCGCGGGCGGCAAAAATGTTTTGCACCACATCCTGCGGGGTCTCGGAACTGGTGGCGGGAAGAATGACGGAACGCCGCATCATCTCAAGGGTCTGCTGGCGTTCTGCCGTGGCCTGATCCAGGGCATCTTCAATAACCTGCGGGTCAAAGCGCGAGGCGGACACAAGATTGACTTCCTGCGTGAACGGCATGTTGCGGGTTATGGCCAGCTTCCAGCCGTTGGGCAGGGGGGCATTCTGGTGCAGGTAGGTAATTTCGCCTCCGGCAGCACCGAGGTCTGCTGTCCAGCCGGCAGCTTCGGATGTGACTCCTTCCGGCGAGGTCAGGGTGACCACAAGCTGCGAGGCGGTCCAGACCCGAAAAAAGAACGGAAAGCTCGTGGCCGCATTGTTGCCTTCATATACGGCGCGGCTGGGACTGTAGGGCATGGTCATCCGGGTATCCTCATTTTCAGGGTATTTTGTGTCGGAAATACCTGTTGGGAGCGGCGCAGCCAGCTTGCTGCAAGACTGGGCCGGTACATGGCTGTGCAGGTTCCCGCCGTTTCAGCGCACGGCAAGCCAGGCGTCTTCCGCGGGTTTTTCACTGCGTTCGGAAGCGGCGGCCCCTCTGGCCGGCGGCAGACTGGCTGCGTAAAGCTGTTCCAGTTCCGCAGCCTTTTGCCCGCTGCCCTTGAGCAGCGGTACAGAGACAAGGGCGGCAAGCTTGCGCGCCAGCATGTGGGCGAAAAGGTCATCAAACAGGCGGCTGTTGCGCACATCCTCGGTATACAGAACCAGTGCGCGCGAGGCGTTGGTCACCAGCAGGGAGCTGTCGCCCGCAGGACTCATGGCCAGGCAGAACGGTCGTGGTGAAAGGCCTTCGTGGCGGACCTCGTGAACCTTGAGGCAGTTTTCGGGCAGGGCGTAAGCAAAGCGGTATTCCGGCGCATAGCCCTGAGGCAGGGCCTGAAGCGCCAGCCATGCCCGGCGCTGGGCAAAACTCCAGGGAAAGTCGCGCAAGACCTGACGCCGGGCAGAATCCCAGTACAGGCTGCATTGCAGGGCCTCCGGTATGCTTTCGCGCTCGGAAGCCACGCTGCGCGCGCCCAGAAAGCCGAGGGCGCGGTTCCACACGTCTATCTGGCTGATAGTCATGAAATCTCCTGGGGTGAATGTTCAGGGGATGAATGTTCAGATGGAAGGATATGCTGCGGCCTTTCCGGAGCATTGCGCTCCGGAAAGGCCGTTTGGAAAGGCAGGTGACCGTGCATCTGTGCTGTTGCACGGGAGTTATGCCCTACAGCCGTCGGGCCGGGGCCGCGTCATGTGGCAGGTACGCTGCCGGCAGGATGCCGCGTTGGCGCATTTCAGCTTTTCAAGGGCACAATGTGCTAGCGGCCTGCCATAAGGGTGGCTTCGTAAGGCAGGTCTTCTTCGCGTGTCAGGGCTGCGAAAATGTGCCCCTGGCTTGCGTTCTTGCCGCTCACTACCGTGAGGCCAAGGGTCAGGCGCAGCCAGCTTTTACGCACTCCCTGGGGCAAAAAACGGTGATAGGGGCGCGCCCCGGCGGCCAGTGCAGGATTTTCAGCCGAATGGGATACGGTGACGGAGGCTCCGGGTACGGCGGTCCAGGGGCCGCCGGCACTGTCGGACTCTTCAAGCCCGATGGCGATGCCCTGCACCTCATCGGGGCTGAAGCTTTCGGTCACGGACAGGCGCAAGGGCATGGGTTCCATGCGGCCCGGAAGCCTGAGGGCGTTGAGGGCCACAGCAGGACCAGTGGTGTCGGCGGTAAGGGAGCCTTCAAAAAGGATGGAGTTGCGGTCAATAATAGCCATGTGCGCTCCTTGTGGAAGGATGGTTATGCTCTCGGTAGCAAATGTTCGGCCCGGCGCTGACAGGGCAGACACGCCTTACCCGGTGGGACGCCGGGGCTTTTCGGCAGCCCCGGGTCTGCAGTAAGGTGTTTACACCACGCTTTCGTTGCCCAGCACGGCATCGCACTGGCGCACAGGGCGGCCGTGCAACACGGGAACGGCCTTGGCATCAAAGAATTCGTCATACTGCAGTTGCACGTTGCCCGCATCGGAGTTCTGCAACTCAAGGGCAGTGAGTACATCGGCATTGGCGTACCACACGGCTTTCTGGCGCAGATGCTGGGGCATGCGGTTCTTGGCCTCGATGGTCAGCTTTTGCAGGTCGATGAATCCGCTCTGCCCCTTGCGCTTGCCAAGGGCTGCCAGGGGCAGGTTGGCAACGCGCACCACAGCGCGCCAGTCGCGCACGGCAAGACCGCAGCGCCAGTTGTATTTGTCGCCCACGACCTGATATTTGCGCCCGTCGGGGTCCTGGGCCATATAGGTACTGAGGTCTTCGTGAGAAAGTCCGCCGGTGCTGTCCTTGGGATAAATGCCATGTACGGCCTGCGCTCCCCACGATACAAGCCACAAGGAGGTGCAGCCCCCTTCTTCGCGGCCGCCCGCATCCATCACGTTTTTGGCGTCCTGCGCGGGATAGCGCATGGCCAGGCCGTTGAATTCGTCAGGATTGATATTGCTGTTGCCGTAAAAAAGTGTGGCGGCCACTTTCTGGCGCATGGCTTCGGCAAAGGCCACGCCCTCGCTCATGCGAAAGGCCCTGTCGCGGCTGCCGTAGAGGCGCAGCTCTTCCACGTCCAGCTCCATGATGGCCTCGAGGATGCCGCAGCCTTCCTTGACCTGCCCCCACTGTGACTTGGACGGCGGTGTACCCTGATAGAGCCTGCGCCAGTAAACCTCGGGCAGGCCGGTGCGGATGCGGGTAAGATGTCCGTCGCTCTGGTTGGACTCCATCCAGAGCACGTCATCCATGATGTCATTGGTCTTGTTCATCAGTTCGATGATTTGTCCCGCCTTGTCGCCACGATAAAACTGTTCCATTTCCGCCAGGGAAACCACAAGACCCATAGAGTTGGACATAGTCGCCTCGTATGTAGAAAGGTGAATGTGCGGGATGAAAAAACGTGCCGGAAGCTATCCGGGCAATTCGCTGCGTGCCGTTTTCACGGCAGGCAACTGTCTGGGCACGGTTGCAGGGATACGCGGCAGGCCGCCTTTATTTTCTGGAAGACCAGCCTGCGTACATGCGTTCTTCGAGCGGGGGCATACCTCCGCCGGGTTCACCGCGCACCAGGCTGTCTTCCATAAGGGCATCAGCCACGCGGTTGAAAAAGCGCAGCACCTCTGGATGGTTGCCGTAACCGCTTTCTTCCAGCAGGCGGCCGATGTGCTTACCCTGATCAAAGCGGTCAAGGGCAAGCTGGGCGCGCGCCACGCTGGCGGCCATGTTGCCGCCACCCATGTGAGGGTCCTGAGCCACTTCCTGTCGCCACTGGCTGACCTGCCCCTGCCACTGCTCGCGCCGTGCGGCCTCGTGTTGCAGCAGGCGCTGTTCCAACTGCAGTTCCGCATCTGCCTGCCCGGGCTGTTGCCCTGTTTGCCCGGTGTGCGAAGTGCCGGGCTGCGTCGTCGTGGCGCCGGGGCTATAGCTGCCTGCGGAGGCGCGGGCAGGGGGGTGCGCATTTACCTCGGCGAGGTTGCCGCGGCCGTGGGCAGACCCCAGATATGAGGGCGCTTGCGGCATGCCGGAAGCAGCGGTCGTGCCGGAGGCAGATTTATGCCTGTCGGCTGTGCCGGGAGCACCGGATGAACCCGATACGCTCGGTGTACCGGCTGTGCCGGGCGCGTTGAAAAATTCAGAATGCATCTTCGTCCTCCCTGATCTGAAAAAGTTGCGGCAAATTTTGCGGGTCGGCGCACTGCACAAGCCGCAGCAGGGTCATGCCCACATAGCGGCGGCCTTCAGCAAAGCAGAGGCGTGCGGTATCATGAGCGGACGTCTGCGTTCCGTCCTGCATAGCCAGGTTCTGGGCACTGAAGCACTGACAGTTGTGCATGAGCCAGCGCAGGAAAAAACGTCCCTGTTTTTGGGCCATAAGGCCGTTGATGACGGCGTGCAGATGCGCTTGCGCCTCTCCGGCGCGTTGCTGTGCCGTGTTTGAGCGTGCCTGCGCCTGTTCATACGGCGCAAAAATGTCCATCAGGCTGTCTCCCGCGTTTGGGGTCCGGGCACATTGGGGGCAACGCCCTGCATGCCGCTGTGCCCGTCACCGGGTGTTTCACGCGGCATTGCTTCTGCGTCCGCTTTTCCGGTCATACGGCCAATGAGGTCCGCAAGGCCGTCCAGTACGCTGATCTGGCGACCGTCCGGTCCGGAAAGAGGGCTTTTTGCCAGTTGCTGCACCAGGTCCACCCCCTGTTTCAGGCTGTCGGCCAGGGCTGCGCCGCGCGCGGCCTCGGCCCTGGCGGCCCGCATCTGCTCACGTTCTTCAGGGGGGCGTGTGAGGCTTATGGGCAGGCCGAGGCTGTCGGCATAGTTATCAAGCAGATGATCCACGTTGAGGGTGTCCAGAGCTTCGGGCCATGCGGTGGAAGCCCTCAGGGTCAGTGCCAGATACTGGTCAGCCGCACTGACGCCCACCAGCTTCTGCGCCTGGGCCAGCAGAGAGACAAATTCCACCTTGAGGCGGCGGCCGGACAGTTCCGGCGGGCAGGGCGGCAGCATGTCCAGCTCGCGCATGCATTCGAATGTGCGGTCCATAAGCGGAATAAAAAGCTCATCGTGCAGGCGTTCGAGCACAGGGCCGATGAGCACCAGTTTTTCTTCTTCCCGTGCGGCGATTTCGCTGGCCGTCACTCCACTGCGGCCTTCAAGGATGAGTTTGAAAAGATCATTGTAGAGGCCGGAACGGATCTGGTTCTGTACCGACTCCATGGCCCGCCGTGCCGTGGACAGATCCGGGTTGACCTGAAGCAGCGGCGTGGCTGCCTGCGGGCTTTGCCCCGGGGCGCTATCCACATAGTTGATGCCGCCGGGGGTGAGGTCCAGCCCCACGGAGCGCAGGCCCGCAGAGACGCTCATGGGCGGGTCCACGGCTTTGTGGATGGCCTTGAGCGTGGTGATGCCCATCTGTTGCAGCATGCGGCAGTCGGGCAGGGCGTCCATGGCGGGCGAACGCCCGTACACGTCATTGCCCGCCACATCCCAGCGAGGCCCGAAACCAGGAAAATGCCTGAAACCGGACTCGCGCAGGGCATGTTCGCCGCCGTCCCGCCCTTCGAGCCAGTAGACCGAGGCCACAGGCATATGACTGGCCGTGAGTATGCCGTGTATACGGTCATCACGCGGGTAAACTGCCTGAATGACATTGCGCCTTTCATCCGCATTGCGACGGACAGCCTCGCGCAGGGATTCGGGCAGGGCAGCCGGGCCGAAGGTTTGCACGATCTGGCGCAGGCTCATGCTCGAACGGCGAAAAACCGTGTCCACCCTTCGCCCGGCATCGCAGTCCAGCACATATTCCCCGGCGCAGAGCGGCATGAAGCGGAAACCGTCGCGCGGATCTGCCAGTTCAAAAACAAAGGCGGTGCCGAAGGTTGCCAGTTCCGCATAAAGCGTGTGCATGGCGTTGTAGAAGTTGCAGCGGTGAAAGACAGAGCGCATGCGCGCCGCAACCTCGTCCAGCCATGCCTGGCCGGGGCGGCTGCGGGCCAGGTCCGCATCATCCAGGCCAAGGCGAAACCAGGGCCGGGCCGGACTGGTAAGGCCGCCCTGAAGTCCGGCCGCCAGGGTGCGCATGGCAAGAATACCTGTGGCATCCACAAGGCCGCTGTTGAGCATGGGGCCTTCCTCTGCGCCGCCTCCCTGTGGCCGCAGGCGGCAGCGTGTGGGCAAAAAATGGTCGGCAAGGCTTTGCCAGGCCGTGTCCCAGGGCATGCGGCGGCGCAAAAGGGCCTGATAGCGGCGGGCCAGCACGGGAATGTCGGCCCTCATGCCGTTGCCTGTATCACCTGTGTGATCAGCCGGAGCGCGCGCCGGCTGTTTTCCGGCATGGCAGGGTGTTGATATGGTCATGATCACTGCCCCAGCAATGTCTTGCGCGCATCTTCCGCGCGATTGAGAGGACTTGTATGCACGGCCCCGTTAATGCCCGCGGCCTTTGCCGCCTTGTCTTTCTGGGCCTGCCGCGCGGCAGTGGCGGCCTCGGTAACGGGTTTTTGCACCTCCTGTTTGGGCGCGGGGGGAACTTCGGGGATACTGGGGGCGCTGTAACCTCCTCCAAAACCCATGGCAGCCTCCTTGGCTATGGCTATACTGTTTGTGAGCGTAGACGGTGTGCAGAGCACCAGCACCCCGTCCACATGACGTTTTTTGCGGGCGTGCCAGCAGGCTTGCGGCAGATGCCCCATAATCTGAAACCCGCAGGTTTCGGCCAGACGCCATGCGTGACGGTTGGGCGCGGGGCACAGGCCCACGATGGCGGCGCAGTCCAGATGGGCAAAGGCCCAGGCCAGGCAGCCGTGCGCCAGCGGAACGGCAAAGGGGGCACCCGCGCGAAAGGTGGTAAAATCAAATTCCCACACCTTGCCGCGCCGCGGCGTGAACAGGGCGCAGCCCAGCATGTCCTTCATGCGTGGGGCAGTGCCAAAGGCGGGGTCCCGCGACAGGACAAAAACCTTGTCCCAGAACGATATGGAGGTGTTTTCACCCGTAGGGGGACCGCATTTTTTTTGAAAAGGCGTTTTTTCTGTTGCAGCCTGTGCATAGCAGCGGAGCAGAAGCCCCTGATGGGGATTGGTGATGCGCCGCCAGTCTTCATGCGTGGGCGCAGGCAGGGCGCTCATGGCACAGCCCAACAGGCCCTCGGCCTGCATGCGGTTGAAGATGGCATCCTGCTCGGATCGGGCGCCCGGGCCGCGCAACGGCTCATAGCGAAAACGCATCTGTGCCTCCAAAGACGTTATAGTGTGTTCTGGCCTTGCGTTTTCCGGCGGCAAGGTCCTGGGGCGGGCGAAAACCCGTGGCCGCATAGCGCAGGGCATCGGCCGCATGGCTGGCCCAGTCGTGCAGGGGGCCGGATCCCGCTGTCTGCTGCCCGGCGCGCCATTGCCGCCTGTAGGAGCGCAGGGCCTTGACCCCGGCAGTGCAGAAATCGGCGTCAAACCAGCAGCGGGGCAGGTGGCGGCGCACTGCGTCAATGCCGTCCGCCAGGCTCAGGGCCGGGGCAAGAGTAAAGCGTATGCCCAGTTGCGCCGCGCTTTCCCACCGGCTCTGGCCCGTACCCAATTCACGCACGCGGATGTCGTGCGGGGCGATATGCAGGCCGTAGGAAAAGCCGCGGCCCGTGAAATTCCGGTTCATCAGTTCATTTTGTCCGTCCTGTTGGGCGGGGATGTCTTCCAGCGCCTGCTGGCCTGCTGGCCGCGCCTTGCGGGCCAGCACATGGGCATAGTGGGCCAGCCCTTCGCCCGAGGCCTCGTAATAGTCCACAAAGCGCCATTGGCCTGACGGCTCCACCTGGAAGAACCAGATGGCTGTCGCATCATCCATTCCCAGGTCCCAGGCTGTGTGAACGGGAAGTTCCGGCGCGTGGGGGACCGTGCGTATGCGTCCCTCGCGGTCGGCGGCGTCCAGTAGGGGCGCGTAATAGGAACCGCGCACTGCGGCGGCAAAAGAGCACTCAAATTCCTGAAGATACTCGGCTTCATCCATAGCACGTCGCGCTGCCGCCAACTCCTGCGCGGGCAGGTAGCCTGTCTGTGAAGCGGGAAAGCGAAAGCGTGACCACAGCCCACTGCTGTCTGCCCCGGCCTGTTCCCAGGCATCGTAAAGGAGGTTGTCCGTCCCCTGGGGCGTACCGCAGAAGAGCGCTCGCCCCTGGCGATCGGCCAGCATGGGCCGGAATATCTGTGTCCAGACCTGGCGCGGCATATCGGCCGGTTCATCCAGAACAAGGTCGTCCAGATACAGGCCGCGCAGGGCCTGCGCATTTTCCGTACCCAGCAGGCGTATGCGCGCGCCGGTGGGCAGAATGCAGGCCAGCTCGCTTTCCAGAAAGCGCGTGCCCGGAACAGCCCCGGCAAAACGCTTGCAATAGTCCCACGCCACGGCTTTGGCCTGTCCCAGAAAGGGGGCGGCATATGCCGCCCGCCAGTCTTCCCGGCCTGAAACAAGGGCCTGGCGGATAAGGTCGTTTACCGCGGCCACTGTTTTGCCGAAACGCCTGTGGCAGAGCAGCACGCAGAAGCGGGTGCGCTCTTCATGAAAGCGCCACTGCAAAGGCCGGGGGATGTATGGGATGACGTGGAGCATGGCTTCCTTGCGCTTGTTCGTTTATGGCTGCGGCACATGCCTGGAGTGCGTTTTCAGACTGTGAAACCATGTCTGTTTTTGCAGGTGATGACGGGTTCTGTTGTGCACTACTGTTTTTCAGGCTGTGCCTGTCTGCCCAGCGGTAACTGGGGTATCACCGACGTACCCCGGGGCTAGCCCGGTTTTGCTTCCGCTTTTGTGTTTCGGGTGTTCCGGGCTCTCCGGTCGGCGCGTCCGGAAGTGCTGGGGGCTGTGCGTGCGGCGAATTCCGCCAACGGGCCGGAACCACTGGATGACCCGCATGAGCCGCCGGGCATCTGCGGGCCACCCCACACCACCATAAGCTGTTGCGGCTGGTCCGGTGCTTCCGCCTCGCGCAATGAACGTAAAATGGTGTGCAATTCTTTTATTTCCTTGACGATATCTATACTTTTTTCGGAAATGTCCGCTTCGTTGAGGGTGCGTGTGAGCAGATCCAGCCGCTGCTCGAGGCTGTCGAGCAGATGGCGGCTTTTCCTGTTTTTCGTGGCGCGTTTTCCGGCGGCGGGCATCAGTGCTTTTCTCCACTGACGGCAGCGCTGTTTCTGCGCAAAAGCGCACCGTGACTTACAGGAGGGAGCAGGTGCAGGCGGTCTTCCTGTCGTTCAAGACCGTGTTCCAGTCGTTCAAGCAGACGGTCAAGGCCGGATATGCGGGCACTGAGGGCCTGTATTTCGCCACGCAAGGTGGAAAGTTCGCCATGCAGTCCGGCCAGGTCACCGTTGCCGGGCATGAGGCGCAGGCTTTCTTCCAGGGCGCAGATGCGGCGGGCTGTGGCGGCTTCGCGCCGCGTATCACGCTGCATATGCAGCAGGTAATCGTCCTGCCGTACAAAGGCGCGGCGCAGGCTCCAGAGCGCCCAGGCAAACAGGCCCTGGACTATGAGCACCAGCAGGGATGCGCCGGAAGAGGAAAAAATATCCACTGTCATGATGTTCTCCATATGCGCGGTGCTTGATGCGCGTGTTGCAGGGTTCGATGTATTTGCCGGAGGCAGAATCTGGCTGCCGTGCTGCCGCCAGCGTTGTTCGGCGGTCTGCCAGTCCGGCTGCCCGGCAGGGTTGCCGGACAAGCTGTGCAGCAGGCGCGGCCCGGGGTCGTGATCAGAAGCCAAGTCCCAGCATGCCCAAAAGCAGTGCCATGATCTGGTCCAGTGCAGAGGGCGGCAGGTTTTCACCCCACCGGGCGAAAAAAAGCGGCACAATGACCATACGGCCCACAACCTCCCAGCAGAAAAGCAGTGCCAGAACCCAGCCCAGAAATGACCTCCACAGGCGCATGAGGCTGGCCGGAGCGCCGGAAACCTCGGCCTCGTTGATACGGCTCTGGGCTTCATTCTGCCTGTTACGGTCAGGTATGATCCGGCCAACCATGCCGCCAACGCCACCAAGCAGCTTGCCGATCAGGCTCCACATCAGTTTTCCTCCCTTTCAAGCTCGCCCAGGTACTGACCAAGCGCCTTGACCCGGTTGCGCCAGCCATTCAGAAAAACCTGCATGGAAGGACGTCTGGCCGCCAGGTCACGGTAAAAGGCGTCGCGCAGGCGCAGTATCTGGCGTGCCGCGTACCACTGCTGCCCGCTCTGCTCCAGCGCCTCGGCCAGTTGCGCGGTGCGGGGCCCCATGATGCCGTCTTCGGCAATGGGTGCGTAGCGGTCCAGTTCGGATTCTCCCACGGTGTTCATGGCCCGCTGCATCTGGCGCACGGCCCGCGCGGGACCCATATTCACCGCACCGTCATAAAGCGTCACAGCCAGGGGCAGGGGCAAGCCATTGCAGGCGAGCTTGTTCCAGAAGTGTTTTTTAAACAGGGCCGCAGCCTGGGCCTTGGTGCAGGCGCGGATGTCATCGGCGTCCACATCGCCATCCATATCCATATCCAGGCTGTAATAGCCGCATTTGCTGGTTCGCATCGCATTGCAGCCGTCACAGCTGCGGGCTTGCCGCTGGCAGTCTTCACGGGCCTGACGGGCCAGGTCCTGCACCCAGCGCAGGGAAACGCCGTGATTGGTCAGACCACCGGGGTCAGAGGGATAGTCGGTAAGGCCTCCTTCCCAGCGGGCGGTAAATTCGTGAGCTTTCTGAAAAAAATTTGACATGGTGTGCTCCCGCATGTGTTGTGGGTTTGTGGACTTGGCCGCCACAACGGCGGCGTGGGTACACCATGTCAAAAAGGGCGGTTGCGGTAAGACTGAACCGGTTCAGTACTGCTATCTGCTTGTCCGGCGCGGGCCAAAGGCGGCAAAGAGCCTTGCCTGCTACAGTTATGAATAAAAAAAGCCCGCAACTACGCGGGCTTATATATTTTACTACCTGTGCTGTTTGGTATTTTTATCTTATATTACAGGTTGTTGTGCATGTTTTTGCGTGCATGTCCATGCGTTGCAGGTGATGAAGCAGATGCCCCTGCGCTGGAGCGGATGCGGTTTTTTTAAGAATTTTCCATATCTGGCGGTCAGACAGGCCATGCTTTCGGGCCAGGTTTGCCACTGTGGCAGTGCTGCTGATGCCGCGCGTTGTTTCGCGTGTAAATGATTCGATAATCTCCCGTTGGCGCAGTCTTGTCAGCACCCCGGCACAACTGGGTACATATAGTGGCGTGCCGCCGAAAGCCGCCACAAGCTTGACCGTGCAGCGTGTACCCAGGCGCCGGCGCAGTGGGTGATGCCGTTGCGCCGGCAGGCTTGAGGGGACGCGCAGGCTTTGTCCGCCGTAGGCCTGCAGGATGCGCCACAGGTCTTCCATACGTCCCTTTTCATGTCCCCCCAGGGCATGCCATATCTGCCGGACGTTTTCCGGCAGGTGCTCCAGTAACTGGCGCCACTGCCGCTCCTTCCCGGCCTTTTGCATGGCCTGCCCCCACGACTGGCGCTCGCTGGAAGACGAAGGCCGCCGGGCCGCGCTGTCGCGGGGCCTTGCGGCGCTGGCGGCAGGCCGGGAGCACGCCGCGGCCTTTGCTTTGCTGGCGGGACTACTGGCGTACATAGCGGGCCTCGCCGGTTTGCGCGGCGAGCCGGGCGAGCCGGCCGGGATCTGAAGAATCACGTGCACTCTGACCTGCGCCTGACGGCGGCATGTGCGGTAAACAGCGCGCGGGAAGATCCATGCAGAGTGCGAGCAGGCGCAGATGATCGCCCACCAGGCGTAAAACAGGTCTTTGGGCGGGATGGGCGTTGTTTTGCAGAATATCCAGCACAGCGCTCAGGTTATGAAAGTTGTCTTGAAGATCGGACATGCTATGCTCCCTGAAATATAGATGTGAAATATACGGGGCGTATTTGGGATTTATAACTTTTTGTTTTATGAATCAAGCTTAAAGTTTGTAATTAAAAGAAAAGATTTAATTAATTGATTTATAATAATTTTATTCTTTACGTGAGACATATCTGTTTTTATTTTTGAGTGTGTTTTCTATTTTATTCTTGTATTTATAAAGAAAATATTGATTCTTGAAAAGAAAAAAGGTAGTTTTCTGGTAGGCAGAGTGAAACTGCCCTGATCGGGGGCTGTTTTAAAAGAAAAGTTTTAACATGCTGAAACCGCATGTGATGGAAATTCTATGAAAACATTCTCCCAGGCTGGATTGACCAAGGCTTTTGCGCAGCGCCTTCGCCAGCGCCGCGAAGAACTTGGCATGCACAAGCAGGATATGGCCGCCAGGGTGGGGGTGAGCCTTACCACCATTCAGAAATATGAAAACGGGCAGATGCCGAAGGGCGAATACGCTGTGCGTCTGGCAGACACGCTGGACTGCTCGCTGGACTGGCTGCTTGCCGGCAAGGGCGCGGCAGACGGCAGCGGGCAAAACTGCGGAGAGGCCAGACTGGTGATGGTTCCCATGGTGGAGGCGCGTCTTTCTGCAGGAACCGGCAGCTTTGAAACCGGCGGTGATGTGCTGCGTCACTATGCCTTTCGCTGGGATTTTTTGCGCCGCAAGGGCAATCCGTCGCAGATGGTGCTGTTGCGGGTATCTGGCGACAGCATGCAGCCGCGCATCATGCACAATGACGTTGTGCTGATAGACCAGACTCAGCGCGATCCCGTGCCGGGGCGCATATACGCTGTGGGTGTGGAGGATATGGTGTATCTCAAGGTGGTCAATGCCATGCCGGGCAGGCTTATCCTGACAAGCTTCAATCCGGACTACGCGCCCATTGAGGCGGATACGGGCGAGCAACTGGCCGATCTTGTGCGGGTTATCGGACGTGCCGTGTGGGTTGGACGGGAACTAGACTAG